ATATCGGGATTCGCTCGCACGTCGTGTTCAATGATCGTAAAGTCCTGGGGTTTCCACCACTCACACAGGACACGCCAGTAGTCGTATTTGGTATTCCCGACGTACACCCAACTTGCCGAGTCCGGAACCCCGGCCTTCGTTTCCTTGTGTCTGATGGTGAAGGGGACCAGAAGACTCCCCTCTCGCTTGCAGACTTGGTAGTACTCACGGTCGTCATCCCACCCGTAGGTGACGCCACGATTCCCGCCTGAGTCCTTGACAGTCTCTACCGTTCTCCCCGAAGGGAGTATCTCGAAAGTGACAGACGTGACTTCAAACGGTCCTCGGGGTTCGCCTACTCGGTAGAATGGCTCCGCCATCAGGGATTATTCCAATCAGTTAGCGTAAATTAAAAGGCTTGCACTTGCAGCGGTCGTAGCGCCGACTGTCGCGCCCACCGTGTAGGGGGTGGTCTTGCCAGTGTCAGCAACGCCAGCAGGCCAGGGAGCGAAGGCTCCGCGTCCTACGGTGCCCATCGTCACACCTGCGCTTGCGTTCGATCCTGTGGTGGCAGCGACGCAGACGAAACCGATGTAGTAGCCCGAAGTCGGCACGAGGTAGGGAGTCGCGAGCGCCGTGGTGATGAGCGTGTTCGCCAGGTGAACAGCCGTCAAGCCGTCAGCCGAGATCGCTACGCACTTCGCCGTCGCCGTCGCACCCGAAAGACCAGCCGGATAGGCCAGGCCAACCCACTGGTTCGTCGGAGTGGAGGTTTGGGTGTTGGCGTTGTAGTAGCTCAGGTTCGTGACTGTCTGACCTGCACGAAGATACAGAGGCACCTGGAAAACTGAGCCAGCCGTCAGCGTCACCGTGGAGGTGGCATAGAGGTCAGGGACTGACTGGGAAATAATTCCCGACAGGGTGTTGGGTGGGAAGAATCCCTCCGTGCCCTGCAGTTGCTGCAAGGCAGGCCCGATGCTCGGGTCATAGGCAGCGTTGAATGAATCGACGCCTCCCGGGAAGACCGTTCCTGCGTTGTTTCCTACTAGTGGCATTTCTTATTCTCCTTTTGTGACAGGTATTTCCGGAGTTTCCGGTGAGTTACTTCCACCCGCGTAATCGTTCACTCCCCATACGGGGTCGGAAACTTTGTTCTGCGGGCTTTGAATCGGCTTAGTGTCTCCGAGTTGGGATTTTCCAAAACGGTCGGTGTCGGCGTAGGGACGAGAGTCTCCTGCAGTCATCTGGTGGCCTGGTATTCCCGCTCCGCTCTCGGCGTCCTTGGCCCACGTCTGAGGGATGCTAGCCATCGAGTCCTCCACTGCCTGGGTACTTCTCTCCGAACTTGGTGAAAGAACCTACCTGGGGTTCGGGGAGGTGGGAGTTTCCTATCGCTGAGTCTGGTTGGGTCCAACCATCCGGAGCAGGCCCTTCCACGTCTCCTAGGGCGTCCTGGGGCACTCTGTAGGGCGGCGAGAGAACTACATTGACCGGCATCTCACCAGCCACCGAGACTTGAATCATCGGCTCGCCCGTTGACTCCCAGCCCCAGTTGGTGTTGGCTTCGATACCTCGGATGTTGGGGGTAGGTCCGGGGTTCTCATAGGTGGCCGTGGGGAGGTTTACCCCGTTGCCATCCTGAGTCCTGGAGCCTTCTAGGTCGGCACGGGATAAGGGGCTTACACCTTCGGCCCTGCGGGACATCGGATCTAGCACCATGAGTCACCTTTCGGGTTCACTTCGCCGTTCATCTGACCTTCCATGATGTTTCCGTGGTCAAAGGCCGCGTCGTTCTGTTGTGCCCGAACGGGACGAGGAGGGAGGTTCCCCACCGAAAGTCCGGCGATGCTCTCAAGGTCAGGCTTGAGTCCGATCCCTGACTGAGCGCCCGAGAACGGAACTTCGGCAGGCAGTCTCGAGCCAGTTGAGGCAGAGTCGTTGGTCATAGGTACACCATCAGCCATGTGAACTCACAATCTCTTGGATTTGGGCTAATTGTTCAGGAGTCAGGCTAGCGAGGTCGAGTGGCTCTTCCTCAATAACTTCCTCTTCAACCGGCTCAGGAGCCTCTACAGGGGCCTCTGGAACGACGGTAGCCAGGATGACCGGCGCGGGTTCGCCCAACTCCTTCACGGGGATACCCGCGTTGGAGAGGTTCGGACCTTTGTCTTGTGGGACGACTTGGTTCTGGTTCTCGTCGATGACTTCCCCACAGGCCAGACACTGGTGCCCGCGGATGAGCGCCTGCATGAGGTCGCTCCTTCCGCAGTTGGCACACTGAACAGCCATGAATTACAGGTCTTCGGTCGGAGTGTCGGTTCCGGCGGTCGTGTTCTGACCAATGGATGAAGCGCACTCTTGACGCCACAGCGAGGCGGAACGAAAGACTCCAAATCCGCCCATCCACTTCCACCCCAAGGGCTGAAAGCGACGCAAGGTGTCGACGATCGGACCCATGACAATGACCGGGAGAGGTCCGTTGCCGTCCTTGATCGCCCACACTTTGGCGAGGGCCTGACGACCGAGGAACAGAACGCCGTAGACATCGGTGTCGGTGGTCGAGGAACCAGCGTCCGCGAACAGCGGAGCGGTCGGTGTCTCGATGAACCTTGCACCCGCGAAGGAACCGATCTCCCCACGGAACACCTCATCAGGAGCTGAGTAGATGTGCGGAGCGATCAACGCTTGGTTACCCGATTCCTGCCAGAGGTCAAAGGAGTTGTCGGGGTGGATGAAGGCTAGGTAATACCCACCATAACCAGGGACGTTGTTGCGCTTCAAGGCAGAGACGTTCAGTCGAATGTCGTACGCGCGCAGCGTGTCCGAAGGGGTAATCTGGTTTCTCGCACCTGGGGTGACACCCGTGGCACCGGCTGAGTAGTTGACGTTCGTACCGGCCTGGAGTTGAATTTTCGCCAGTTCATCCAGTGAACGACCAGCGTTGTAGCCAACCGTGTTGGCCTGCACCTCGTCAATGGACACAAAGGACTGAGCGCGAACGGCTGCCGACGTGATGGTCGCATTACCGTACTCATTCAAGGTCAAGGTGACCTGTGAAGAAGTCAGCGCCACGGTCGTCACGTCGGTCGATTCGTTCAGTGACGTGGTCGCAAGCGCCATGTCGTTCTGCACATTGAAGATAACGCTCGAACCAGCCATTGACTGATTGGTGGGCTTGATGTCCGCTACCTGGTCGAAGTACAACTCCGGTCGCAGGGCGAAGTAGGCGAGCATGTCGTACGCCGTCTGGACATAATCGACAGTTCCTGTGGTGGTATAGGCCATGTTGTGAAGGGCCTCCTAGCCCTGGTTAGTACGGCTCGGGCAGAACTCCGATGAGCCCATCCCGGTTTTTGAAACCAGGCTGGCCAGCCGCTTGCGCCACGAGAGCCAAGACTTCTTCCTTACTCTTGGCGTTCCTCATTGCGACAGCGAGGTCAGTGTCTCCCGAGGGGGCTGGACTTCCGCCACTTGCGTTGAGAATCTGCCTTTGACCAGCGATTTCCTCAGCCGTGGGGCCAGAATCCACTGGTTGGATAGCGACGAGTCCGAACTTCTCGGCGTAGGCCCGAAGGCTTTCTGCGTCTAGCGGCCCGTCGTAATCCTTAAAGACAACATCTCGTGCAGGGTGATCAGGAACTCCAGCGTCCTTGATTGCTCCTTGAAGTTCGAGTGACTTGACCTGGGCTTCTAAAGCTTCGGCCTTGCGTTCGGCTGTTCGGCCAATTCGCAGTCGGGCTTGAACTTCGTTGGGTAGTTGCAATTCTTCGGGCGATAGGACTTCTTCGTTCTCTGCCATTTCAATTTCTCCGTTTCGTTGGCACACGTGGAGTCGTGGATTCCAAAAGTTGGCTCGTGCGGAACAGTTCGCGTTGTAGAGGTTTTCTGGGCACGGCCAGTCAACGGACCTAACTATCGACGGTCACCAGGTCTACGATCTACGCGACACCGGCAATTGCTTCGTCGGTGGTAATTACAGCACGGTAATTACTCCGTGTCAAGTATCCCCGTGATAAAATGCTTCTAGAAATGACTAACGCCACCCCAGTGGTAGGAGTGGCGTTAGTCAAGCGTGTTGAACCGAGGGAGGTTCAGTAGTGACTATAGCAACAGCGTGTGTCGGACGATGAGCATCCGAATAATGTCCGCAGTTTTTGAGTGCGAGACGATGACTCATACTCAGAAACTGGTGGCCTTGGCTCTCGCGGATCATTGTCACGACGACGGCACAGAGGCCAGACCAGGAATGGGCCGACTGATGAGGAAAACCTCTCTCTCCGAACGAGCAATCCAGTACGCGATTAAGAGTCTCGTCCGAGACGGTTTCATTGCACTCCAGAGAAAATCAACTGCCACAGAAACCAATGTGTACCGCTTCACAATGGGGGGTGCACTTCGTGCACCTGATGCACCAAACAGCGTAAAGGGGTGCACCAAGTGCGCCAGGGGGGTGTCGCACGTGCACCCTAACCATCAAGAACCATCATTGAACCACGGCGATTCTCAAATTGTTGACCTGGAAGCCGTCAGAAAGCGCAACGACGAAATCTTTAATCGATCACGAACTTCCGAAGCCGACCCCGGCAACCCCTGATTGATCTGACGCGAATCCACCACCACCAAGGCCAGGAGCGGCGCGAGTCTGAGCGGCCCGTTGAGTAGCGGCCAAGGCTTGAGCGTTTCCTTCCGCAGCTCCAAGAAGTTGTCCCTGAGTGAC